CCATAAGGAGTTTCCATGAAATCTACTTTACCTACGTCTGGCGCTCACCGAGCTGCCCCAACTACTCAGAAATTTAACTCTGGTGAAACCAAAGCAGACCAAGAGTCTGCTAAATTTCAATCTATCGACTTTATTCTAAATCAATTCACTAAAGGCGTACCCCTCCCTATCACCGACACGGTGTACCAGGACCTCTCTCTAGTCCCGAACAACCTCACCGACATGCAAGACTCTCTAGACCGCGTCTACAATGTCTTCAATTCCCTTCCTAGTGCGCTTCGCGCACAAATGAATAACGACGTTAGAAACTACCCTGCTTTCGCTGCAAGCGAGCAAGGTATTAAACAGCTTACAGAACACGGTTACATCAAAGCCCAAGAGCCAGAGGCTCCAAAGGCTGCCGATGTTGAACCTGCTCCTAAAGATGTAATACCACCCAAAGCGAGCGAAGCTCCCTAGTCTTATTTCCCGCGCGGCGTTAGCCGCGCTTTCCCGGGGGAACCGTTGGGGTCAATTAAAGGACCCCCCTGAGGTTTCCCCTCCCCGACATTACTCTTCTTGCATGTCGGGGAGGTTGTGAGCCCTCTTAGGGCTTGGCACATAGTCTCCCTTGATATATATGTGCCCATACGCCGAAGGCGTATAATTTTTCTAGACTTTTTTCTAAATAAGTCGATAATCGTCTTACGGAGGTAACTATGAAACGATTTAAACTCTCTAAAAGCGCTAATAAGCGCAATTTTCGCAAAGGGCACACTTCTCACTCCCGCAACTCTTCAGGTGCCTCTATGGTCTCTAGAGGCGGTATTAGGCTGTGAAATGTATCAACCCTGCGAATGCTTACTTTGCACAAGGCAAAGTCTATTTCTCTGCCCGGACTATCAAAGGCATACCGCGCCATTCTGTAAAGATAGCGTGCGGTCACTGCTGGCAGTGTCGTCGAGAGCTTGCTCTCGACACTGCTGTCCGCGCTCAACACGAAGCGAACTACTGGAGCGACTCTTACTTTCTCACTCTCACTTACGACAACGAACATCTTCCCGACAACTCATCTCTTCACCGCCCTCATATAACTACCTTTGTCCGTGAGCTTAAGCGTCACAAAAACATAATGGTTTTTGGATGCGGCGAATACGGCGGTAAATTCGGTCGTCCTCACTATCACTTGATAGTGTTCTCTAATTCTCAAATTCCTCGTGAGGAATATGAGAAACTATGGGTCCACGGCTCTATAGACGTTGGAACCTGCACTCCTGCTTCTATCGCGTACGTATGTAAATACTCTGTAAAAAAGGTTCTCGGCAATAATGCCGTAACCTATTATCGCGAAACTCTTCCTGAATTCGGAATTTTCCCTAAGCGTCCCGCTATGGGCAAACGTTGGTTTGACCAAAATATCCCATTTCTACTTTCTAATAATTTCGTTTATTATAACGACGGCAAACGCCGCATTCCTAGATACTATAAGAAACTTCTTCAGGAATCTCATCCTGACCGAGCGGCTCAAAAGTCGCTCGAGTCTCAACAATATATGATCGAGGCAGTCATTGACTCCGAGCTAACTAGGTTCGCAAGAACCTATAATTATCTTTCTCTCGGCGACAGAAATTCACTTCGCGCCGACAATCTTGATGCCTTCTATCTTGCTTTCTTCAACCATAATCTTTGCAGCAATTAAGCTGCCTTTGGAGTACTATATGAACTTTAAGATCTACGTTATTAAACCGCTACAAGCGGGCACTACGCCCTTCATCTTTCAAGCTCCTAGCGACTTGGTCGCTATCAAAACGCTTCTACTTTCTACTGTTGACCAGAAAGGGTCTAAACTTTACGATCATGATCTTGAACTGATCGACACTTCTCACTCTCTTACTAGCGAAGGAAATATCGACTCTTCGCTTTTCTCTAAACCTAAGTCTCTTGGACTTTTTTCTGAATTTTTTAAAAAAATCGACGAATACAACATCCTTCCTCCACAATCTGAGGAGGTAACTAATGGGTAGTCGCAATCAAACGAACGACCGCCACTGGTCGAGAGTTCCTACTGTCTCAATGCCCCGTTCTACCTTCGATATTTCTCGTGGTTTAAAAACCACAGCTTCCGAAGGTCATTTGACTCCATTCTTTCTCCAGGAAATTCTCCCTGGTGATACTATTAACTTTAAGCCTCACTTTTTAGTGAGACTTGCTACTCCTTTAAAACCGTTCATGGATAACTTATACATGGACTACCAACTCTTTTTCGTTCCTAATAGACTTGTCTGGGACAACTGGGAACGATTCAACGGAGCTCAGGATAATCCTGGCGACTCTATTGATTTCCTAACTCCTAAACTATTTCTACCTGGTGAAGCTGGCTTCACACTCGGAGTTGGAAACAATCCTATGGACTATTTCGGCTTACCTACTGGTGCCGGTATTCCTAACAATACTGTCCAATCTATTCCTTTTCGTATGCTAAATCTTATCTGGAACACATGGTACAGAGACGAAAACTATGCTGATGCCTTACCTGTACCTAAAGGTGACGGACCTGATCCAATTTCTAATTATATTGATATTCAACAATACATAAGGTTCAAACGTCATGACTTTTTCACATCACTCTTACCTACGCCACAAAAGGGTCCAACTGTTCAAATCCCTCTTGGTGGATATACTACTCTCAACGGTACTATCCCTGCTTCTACTATTACTCGTACTAACAATGCACCTAATGCTTGGTCTGCCTATGTAAGTGGCTCTAACACTACTGCTGCCTCAGCATCTGCTATTCAAACACCAGGAGGCTTTCTAAATAACCTCGCTGGTAACTTAACTCTCGATCCACGCGGTGGACTCGAAAACTCTGCACCATCACTTGCTGGTGTCACAGTTCCTTTATTCGGAAGAATCGATGATAACATTGGAACAATACCCAACCTTACAACTGCCTTTCTTATCCAGAACTACCTTGAAAGAAACAATCGTGGTGGTACTCGTTACATCGAATATCTTAAATCTCAATTTGGTGTTACAAACCCCGACTTCAGACTTCAACGTCCCGAACTTCTCTCAACTGGTTCTATGCCTATTAACGTAAATCCTGTAATGCAAACCTCTCAAACTACCGATGGGGAAACACCACAAGGTAACTTAGCGGCTTACGCTATCGGAGTAGGAACAGGAAATGGCTCTTTCAATCATTCTTTTACTGAACATGGCTATGTTATTGGCTTACTTTCTTTTCGCGCTCCTTATACTTATCAGAATCGTCTTGATAAACAGTGGACGCGTAATTCTCGCTCTGATTTCTATGTGCCTGCTCTTGCAAATCTCACTGAACAGCCTGTACTTCGTAAGGAACTTCAGTATCTGGAAGACATTACTCTCTCTAACTACGTCCTCGGATACGCCGAGCGCTGGGGCGAGTACAAATACGGACTAAATCAACTCTCTGGGTTCATGAAAATGCAACCCCCTGGCTCTCCCGTTCAATCTCTCGGTTATTGGCATCTTGCCGAATACTATGGAAATGATCCTGTCTTTATTAACGAGTCTTTCCTCCGAGAAGCTCCTCCTATACCTCGCGTGGTCGCTTTACCTAACGAACCACACTTCATTATTGACTCTCATTTTGAGGTCAAAGCAACGCGTGTAATGCCTACTTATAATTTACCCGCCACACTTGCGAGGTTCTAATGAGCGAATCATCTAACTCTATCTACGGAGGCGCCGCCGGAGGCGCCGCTGCCGGCTCTACAGTCGGACCCTGGGGCGCCGCTGCTGGCGCCCTACTTGGTGCTGGTGCCGGCTACTTTGGTTACAGAGCTAACAAAGACGCCAATGCTGCTAATGCTCAACAGGCCGCCGAACAAATGAAATTCCAAGAACGCATGTCTTCTACTGCTCATCAACGAGAAGTTTCTGACCTTCGAGCTGCTGGAATTAATCCTATTGCTACTGCTACTGGCGGCTCTGGAGCTTCTTCTCCTGGCGGCTCTTCCGCCACTATGACCCCAAACGATTCCTCTAAAGGTATCAATCACGTCGCCACCCTCTCTAATATAAAAAGCGTCGTCGATTCAAATCGACGAGCTAATGAAATTCAACCTAAAATGCTACGAGGTGCCGACTATGACAATGTTAACAAATCTCTCGACAATGATCTCAAAGGCGTTCAAGCCGTTACTGCTCTTGATACTCAGCCTGCTACCATTGCGGCTGCAAATCAAACTTATGCGAATCTTTTAAAAACTGGTTCCCTTCTAGACAAAGAATTGGGAATCAAAGATTCATCTCTTCAAAAAATGTCCGAGGAAATCCAAGGACTCTCTACGTCTAATGCACGCTCTCGTCTACAACTACAACAAGAAGAAGCTGCTCAAGACTACAATCTCAAACAAGGCGAATTTAAATCTAAATATCGCAACTTTCTTGTACCTACTCAAATCGGAGCTGAAACTATAGGAACCGCCTTTGGCGGAGTTAACTCAGCTCTTAAATCTATTCAAATGCTTAAACCATAAGGAGTTTCCATGAAATCTACTTTACCTACGTCTG